CGGCGGCTCTCTAAGTCCTGAATGGGATGATAGTTTAAAGACACCAGCAGGTATGTTGGCAAATAACCCATTAGGTTATGCATTGTTCAATACATACTTTGCTCCAGTGTTAAGCAAACCAAATTTTACCACAATAGAAAGTATCTTTGGCGAAGGTGACACAGGCGTGTCAGGATATGTTGCTGATGCAGGCAGTGGAACAGGCAGTGTAACATTTACTATTGCCGAAGACACTACAACAGAAGGTAGCGAAAGTCTTGTGTTCACACTTGCTGCTACAGATAGCAATGGAACCAACACAGGCGGATTAAGTCAAACAATTACTATTAATGATACTAGTGAGTCACTTGCTGCTGATTATACAATGAATATTGTAGGCGTATCCGGAAATCCAAGGTACTTGCAATTTAGCGGTGAAGACAGAATTAGATCATTCTCAAGTTCAACTAATACTCCACACGTTTTCAATGCAGGCGATACTGTTAACTATGTTAATAATTCAGGAAGAACACTTTATATAACAGATACAGTTGATGATATTTCTGCTGCAATTCTCGATGGAAGTACATATAATTTCACTATAGGTAGCGCAGGAACTTATGCTATTAGAGCTGATGGAAATCCTAGTGTTAACGATGAAACAATATACAGTAGATTTGTTTATACAGACACAATAACTTCAGACACAATAAATTATGATGTAAATACTCTAATGACAACCGCTGGCTGGGACGGAACTAGTAATACAGATGTAAGTGTTACAGTAAACAGTGGTTATACTGTTTATAGTGGTTCTGCATTTGTTGCAGCAATTAATTTCCCAACACTTCCTAGTTTCTCATCAGTAACAGTTACAAACAGCGGAGTAATAATGGGCTGCGGTGGCAGTGGTGGTGATGGTGGTGATGGACAGGATGGCGGAGATGCTATTAGTATTCCGACTGGTCCTATCGATATTGAAATAATTAATAATTCTGGAGCAACAATTGCTGGAGGTGGCGGCGGAGGCGGCGGAGCCTACGTAACTGAAAGTCCTGTTGCATACTATTGCGGAGGTGGTGGCGGTGCCGGCGGCGGTATTGGAGGCGGCGCTTCTAGCGTTGCTGCTCTAGGTGCTAACGGATCAAATGGAGGAACAGCAAGTTCTGGTTCTAACCCCACAAGATTTGATGCAGACGGTGGCGGTGGCGGCCGAGTAATTGGCAATGCAACAACTAATGGTACTGATTTTAGTCAAAACGTTCCAGCCAATCAAGGTATTGGTACTACATTTGCAGGCGGCAACGGTGGACCTCAAGGGGGCTCAGGTGCTTACATAGGATCAAAAGGTGGTGGTGGTGGAGCATTAACTATGACTCCAGGTGACGGTGGTGGCTCATCAAGAAATGCTTCCGGTTTTTGTCAATCAAACGGAGTGGCCGCAATATCCGGTGGTGGCGGCAACTTTGGACAGTCAGGTGGATCAGGCGTTACTCTTAACAACGTTGCCAGTAGTACAGCAGTAAACGCAACAGTATACGCTAATGGAGGTGCAGCAGGCGCAGCACTTTCGGGTGCAACTGCTGATACTGTAACCAATAACGGAACTGTATACGGCAGCGGTTTAGTATAAATACGAGTAGAGGATAACAGATGGCAATAAATTTTCCAAATTCACCCACAAACGGTGACACATTTACAGACGGTACAAGCAGTTGGACCTGGGACGGTACTTCTTGGAACCTTGTAACCAGCAGTTTATCTGTTACTCCTGAAACATTTAAAACCATACAGGTTGCTGGACAAAGTGATGTAGTTGCTGACAGTTACAACGACACACTTACACTAGTAGCAGGTTCAAACATTACACTTACAACAGACGCAGCAACTGATTCTGTTACAATTACAGGACAATCAGGTGGCGGTGGCGGAGATGTCAACCAAAATGCTTTTAGTACTATTGCTGTATCAGGACAAACTTCAGTAGCAGCAGATGCAGTTACAGATACACTTAATCTTGCAGCAGGTTCTGGTATTACTTTAACTACAAACGGAACAGACACAGTAACAATTACTTCAACAGCAGGTACACCAACATTTAATACCCTTACCGATGCCAACGCAGCCGGGTTGACTATTGCAGACATTTATCTACCTGCAATTACTAAACTAGTTGTTACAAATAACGGCATCAGTTCATATAGATTTGATCAACACGGAACAGCAGACAATCCTACAATTTATTGTATCAATGGAACTACTATTGCATTTGATCTTCAACAAAGTGCGGGTCATCCATTCCAAATACAAGATCCTATCGGAAATCCATATAACGTTGGGCTAATACACGTTGCTACAGATAATACTGTAAGCACTGATGCAGCAGCACAAGGTAAAACAAGTGGTGTGTTATATTGGAAAGTGCCTGCAAGTATATCAGGCGGTTACAGATATCAGTGTACTAATCACGCTGTAATGGTAGGAAGCATCACTATCAAAGACTTTGCAAGTCTCTAATAATTTTTAGTTATACTATCTAACTGTTTTCTAAGACTAGTAATAATATCTCTTGAATCTGCTTGACTAAATTTTTTCGCAGTTGCTGAATTCATTAACAGTTGTTCGTGCCATCGGTCAAGTTCCTGGACTTCACCTTCCAGTTGTCTAAGCAAATTAGTGGCTCTAATTTTTCCATCGCCTTCGGGCATATTATTAATCTTTGTTTCAAAAGTTTTCTTTTCTTCTAAATATCTTGGATTTTCTTTAAGAAGCATTTTCTAACTCCAGTACTGTTTCTATCTTTGTTCTAATTAGGTTATTATTTAAAGTATTTCGTAACCCGTTATGTATGTTTTTGGGCAAGTTATCTAATGTTGCCCAACAAAAAGTATCTACTACAATTGGCATAAATTCTTGCTCTACTAAACAAATATATGTGCTATATTCAAATCCTTTATCTCTAGATAGATATAATTCTATTGGCAGTATTTTACCTTTTGAAAAGTCCTCTAATGCCTGTTTAGAATCTTCAAATAGAGATTTACTCCTTGCAAACGTAGGAACAGTCCACTTTTCTTTTTCAAGAATAAGTAAAATTCTTTTCTCATTTTTTGATAAAAATAATAGACCAGCACGTTTTTGCATACTATTAATTATGCAGGATCAGGATCTAGTCTCCAATAACCTGGTGAGTATTCGCCTTCAAAAGATTTGAGCCACTGAATACCGTCCCATTTATATTGAATTCCGGTTCTTATATTAGTTACATATGTTATATCATCAACTGATGCAGTATCAAATACAGTAATCCAACTTGAACCATCCCATTCTACAATGTTATTTTGTTTTAATTCGTATGCTGATAATGAAGACCCATCAGTTCCTTTCCAAGCATCTGGACTAATTCCGTCTGGGTCACCAATGCTTTCAAGTAACAGATATCTAGTACCAACAGGAATGTTATTAACACCATTCCATTTATCAATTGGATTAAATGTAGTAGGATTTACAATAGCATCTATTGTAGTTTGCTGTGCTAATGCTCTTGTTCCATCAATAATTGTGTTGCTAGGTATAGTGTCTTGATCAAATGTAACAAGTAATATTTTTGGATCTGTAGGATGTATAGCAAATGTACCTGCCATTTCTGTTCCGTTAGGCTGTTTAAAGAATACATTACTGTTAGCGTTAAAGTTTCCTAAGCGTGTTAGTATTGCATTCCAATCATACTGTTTGTTAGCAGCAACTGATTCTTTTTCACCTAGTCCTACACTTTCAATAGCAGCATATGGATCTATAATAGTTAATTCATAATCATAAGGTTGATTGTTGTTTGCTTTGAATAACAATACTGGAAATCTTGGATTAACATAAACAGTGTTACTACCGTCGCCGTTATAAACAAGCGAACTAATATTTTTGACATCACCGTCTTCGGTAAAAATGTTAGCAATAATACTTCTAATTACACCAAGTTTTTTAACTTTAGCAGGAGGTGAAATCCAAATAGGAATAGTAAAATCTAAACTACAAATATCGATGTCAGATTCTGTACCCGCAGGAATGCTTCTTGAACTAAAGTTTGTGCTATCAAGATATACAACACTTAAACTAGTCCAGTCAATATAGTTGTCTGTAGTTTGTATTTCTAGTGCAGGGTTAAACAACACTAGTATTTGTTCTAGCAGTTGTAATTTTTGATCTGTGTTACTGGTCCATATATCTGCTTTCATACTTAATGTGTATGGAGTAGGCATCAGTCTTTCAACTGTAACGTTTTTACCTTGTTCGCCTGTATATGTTCTTGTACCATCGTCTTGTTCTTGGTATCTGCGCTCTCTAATATTAACTTTACTTACAAATGTAGGATCAGATAATCTACTTGGATCTGTTTGCAAACCTGTGACATAACAAGCCATACGTGGAACAGTTGGCAGTTTGTTTTCAGAGTTTTCTCTAATAATATTTGCTACTTGACGTGTTAGATCACCGTACATTACAGGAACAGTTTGTTGTTTACCATCACCCGCTTCAAATTTAAATCCAATAAAGATACGCATAAACTGCGTAACATAACGTCTAATCTGTCCGTCGTAGAAAAAATCCATTACTTACTTGCCTTTTTAAAATCGTGTGTAAATGCTTTTTCGTCACCTTTAGCAGCAGCAGCACGTCTCTGTTTTACTTTAACAGCAATTGAATCGTCATCTTTTTCTGGTGGACGTCTTTTTACAGTATGTTTCTTAGGACGGCTTGTTGCAAAGCCTAAAATTTCGTCAATACGCATTATTCATCTGCCTCTGGTTTAAGTGCTTTCGAAAGACTCTGTTTTTCTTTAACTGTCTTACCATCAATAACTTGTTCATTAGTATTATTGATAAACGTAGATTTAAGATCTTTGTTTGTTCTAGCATCGTGTCCAGCAAAGTCTGCACCTGCTGCAACATCGCTAGGACCTAAGTTACTCATTGTCATTCTTACATCATCCTCAACTTTACTCCATCTTCCTTTCTTGAAGATGAATAGTCTTGTTGGTTTATAATCTGTTCTAAGATGGAATTGTCCATCGCCTGGGTTCATAGGAAATGCAATACCTTGTGTAAACGGAGCACCATTTGCTGGAATTCCATCTCCTACTAAGTAACCATCATATCCTGACATTTCAGGATTTGCATTAACCATATCTGCGGTATAACTTGTGTAGACTTCGTCTCCATTATCGTCATATATTGGATTACCTTTTGCGTCTGTAGATGGTATTAATAATTGTGTATCATCTGCTGTGACTAGTTCAGCATTGCCAACTTCGTCACGTTGCAGTGTATAAAATTTAGTTGTATCATAACCACTTTGCGGAGCATCTGCTTCTGCTTGATCAAGAACTGCACCTGTAATTTGCATTTCTTTTTCGTATGTAGACATAATATCTTTAAGTGTATCTGCAAGTTTCCAATCGCCTCCTGGCGGCGATGAAGTAGTTTCTGCTAGTGCTTCGTATTTCTCACCGTTGTAAGAAACAATGTCTCCAGGGAAGTAAGTTGAATTAGCATTGTATTCACCTTTATTATTTTCTTCTCCTGCAACAGCATCAAGGATATCTTTGAACTCTTGTGCGTCTACTAATGGTTTACATTTTGCTCTGTATAAATGAGGATACCAAGTAACAGAAAATCCTTCTGCTGCTCTGTTTACATCTTCAATTACATAAAATCTTTTTAGTGCGTAATTTAAATCATTTAATGCATATTCATCTTTTAAATGAGGCAATTCAATTACGTCACCTGCTATTAATTTTCTACCTAACTTTTCTACAGTGTCATTGATATGAAATGTTACAAACAGTGTGTCGTTTTGTAGAAATAACCCGAACTGACTTAGATTAAAATCTACGTCATTTACATTATACACGCCACGTAATACATATACATCTGGATCGTATTTACGATCTCTATTTTCTAAGAATAGCATATCCTGTATATTTGTAGGATCGTCTGTTGCATATTTAGGGGTTGTAGGAGTTTCTTCTCTACTACTTCCTGGACCTAAATAGCGGTGTATAAGCACATCGGTGCCGCCTACCTGAAACATTTCCCAGGCAGTTTTATCAATAAATTTGTAGTCGTTGCCCTTCTCAGGACGGTATAAACTCAGTCTTGGCATAGTATATGTATTTACCTATTCCGTCACAAGGCATAAATAGTTATATGAGCCAAATAGATACAGCAAAACAAGAAGTATTCGATTATGTAAAAGCAATGCTCGGCGATGGTATGATCGACGTCGAACTAGATCCTATTCACTACGAAACAGGACTTAAACGTGCATTAGGTGTTTTTAAACAAAGATCTGATAATGCTGTTGAAGAAAGTTACATTACACTTACTCTTGAAAAAGAAAAAAATGATTATATTCTACCTGATGAAATACAACAGGTAAGACAGATTTTTAGACGTTCAGTTGGCTCACGTACTGGTAACGGAACTGGTGGTACAGTTTTTGAACCTTTCAATCTAGCATACACAAACACATATTTGTTAAGTTCAACTAATATGGGTGGACTTGCTACATACGAATTATTTTCAGGCTACCAAGAACTAGTAGGTAAAATGTTTGGCTCATTTATCAACTTTACTTGGAATCCTCAAAGTAAAAAACTAATTATTATGCAACGCCCAAGAGGAGAGGAACAAGTACTTCTTTGGTGTTACAATAATAAACCTGATCACACTATGATTAATGATCAATATGCAGGACAATGGATTAAGGATTACACACTTGCTAACTGCAAGATTATGCTTGGACAAGCACGTGAAAAATTTGCCAGCATTGCAGGACCACAAGGCGGTACAGCACTTAATGGTGCGAGTATAAAGCAAGAAGGTTTTAATGATATTGAAAGACTCACTGCCGAATTAGTAACACTAGTACCAGGTGGACAAGGCTACTATTGGATTAACGGATAATGAAAGCATCAGAATTTATTACAGAAGAACACGAAGAACTGTATACCGAAACCGCTAAAATGGTTTGGGGTAGAACAGGCGGCACTGCTAAAGGTGGTAAAACAAAATTACGTTTCCGTTGCTCAACAGGTCCAAGAGCAGGTAGACAAGTAAGTCATCCGTCCAAATGTCATCAACAATACAATGTTGCTAAAGCCCAAAAAATGAAGACAACCAGAGCAAGAACTGGACCAACACAAGCACGTAGACAACAAAGAACCAAGTCTATCAACACAGCAAGTGTGTTAGCACGTAAACTTAATACGGGCAAACCAGGACAGCCAAGACCTTACATTTAGACTTGACAAACCTATAGATGATGCTATAATGTTTAGTATTACTTAGGAGAAAAACTTTTATGATTATAGGCCTTTGCGGTTTTATCGGATGTGGTAAAGACACAGTAGCAGACTATCTAACAAACGACCACGGCTTTCGTAGAGAAAGTTTTGCAGGAACACTTAAAGATGCTGTTTCCGTAGTTTTTGGTTGGGATAGAGAAATGCTTGAAGGAAGATCTAAAGAAGCACGTGAATGGCGTGAACAGATAGATCCTTGGTGGTCAGAACGCTTAGATATGCCGACATTGACTCCAAGATGGGTGCTACAATATTGGGGAACTGAAGTTTGTCGTAAAGCATTTCACGATGATATTTGGGTAGCAAGCCTAGACAACAAACTGCGTAATAGTGC